AGAGTCCCCCCCCCTCTCGTCTCCACCCCTTCCGTTAAATTTCTGTTAGTATGAAAACGATTATACCACACGTGGTACAATAGTTAGAAAGCGAAACAATCTTGACTCGCGTGTATGTGAACATACTGAAAATTATGTGAACATACTGAAAATTATGTGAACATACTGAAAATTATGTGAACTTTTGAACCGGGGGACTTGACAAGAAAAACATGTACATTATATAATTGTACCGCATGGAGACGATCATGTCTCCTGCGGAAGGAGATACATATGATATTACGAGTTTACTGTGAGAACGGAGTCGTGATGGAGTTCCCTGTCACGGAGGGAAGTGAGAGGAGTCTGATGGTACGTCAGATGATCTCGAAGAGAGTACGTCTGGAGGAGTGTTCCGCGGACGTGTATATAAAGAACGGAAGATCGGGAGATTTCAGTGAATATGAGTTCCTGTATACGATCATCTCTCAACGTGGGAGATGCATGAATCCTTTATACCATTGTAAGGAGTTGAAGTATCAATGAAGTACGACATGATCAAGATCAGGACGTCCGGAGATATCGAACTGATCCCGGTGAAAAGAGCGATCCCGACACTCGACGATCTTCAGAAGCATATAGACGGATACATCGAGATCGTCAATACGTCGAGTCCTGAGTTTGTTTTGGTGATCGACGACGAAGGAAAATTGAAGGGACTGGAGTTCAATGGGATTGCAAGCATGTTGGCACGACTCGGATTCGGGGACTGGATCGCAGGAGACGCTCTGCTGCTGATCCGCTCCGGATGCGATCTGAAAGCGATCCCGGAGACGAGAGCGCGTAATCTTATCCATATCAAGGAGGAGAAGTGATGAAGAAGCGTCTGACAGGGATCGCCTGTCTGATCGTCGCGATCCTGATCTGCGTCGTCGGACGCGGAGAAGATGGAGCAGCGACAGGAGCGATCCCGATGATCATCGCAGGCATAGCGATGATCAGAGGAAGGTAAGTCGAAAAGTCCCTTCGGGGACTTAACGTCCGGGATCGCCTCCGGACGTCTGATGAGACAGGCGAGAAAGATGTAAAACATGGCAAAGAAGGCAAGCGCTAAGAATAAGGAGCGCGTGAAGAGATGGAGCGACATAACCGGAGAGGTCAGGATCTTCGGAAAGGAAGTTGAGTACGGTACAGGAAAGAAGGCTTCGAGCTTTATCAGATACTCGACGTCCGTAGGCATCAAGAACGAGGACGACGATACGTATAAGAATCTGTATTACAAGGTCGTTTTCGCTAAGGACGTCGATCCCGAGATCGACGACGAAGGTGGATTCGTGATTCATATCACGAGAGGCTTCCTGACTCTCGAAGAGTACGTCAATAAGAAGTCCGGAGAGGTCAAGCGCGTACCGAAGCTCGTGATCCTCGACTATGAGGAAAAGGATGAGCTCTGCGGAGAGTCATCCGGTGACGACGATGATGAGGAGGATGATAACTGACTGGGGAGATCCTGATGACTTCCCATTCACGTTTTTCGGAGGCAGGGAGGACTGATGTTCTCCCTTCTCTTGTAAGGAGGAATAATGATGAGAAACAAGAAGACGAACTCCCTGAAGTGGAGCATGATCAGGAAGATCTCCGGTCAGTGTCAGGCTTTCCGGATGAAGCTCGGGATCTCGCAGCGCGAAGTCGCTGCGTCTCTCGGACTTCCGCAGCAGTCGATCTCGAACTTCGAGATCGGCAGCAACAACAGCATTTATATTTATCAGTGGTATCTCGATCAGGGATTCCAGTATAAGGAGGAATAAGGATGGCAAATAAGCAGAGTATAAGCGACATATTGAACACGGACATCGAGAAGCTCGTCAAGATGGATAGACGAGAGCTCGCCAAGAACGTCTCGAACCTCGCCAGCGCAGCGAATAAGCGTCTGAGACGTCTTGAAAAGGCAGGAGAGACAGATGCGTTTGCTTACTCGAAGATCATGGAGAGACATGGAGATTTTTCCGTTAAAGGGAAGGATCTTAATGAGCTCCGTAAGGAGTTTATTCAGGTGAAGGGATTTCTGACTAACGTGACGTCGACGGTCAAAGGATGGAGGACGTTCCTGAAGGAGACGTCGAAGAGAATAGATCCATCCGGCGACTGGAAAGGATTCGCGAATAAGGAAACGCGAAAACAATATTGGCGTGTTTACAATAAAGCTATGGAGCGTCATCCGTCGCTTCGAAACGACTCGCTCAGAGTGCAGCTCATCGTCCGGGAGATCTATCAGGAGTTTCCGCTGACAAGTGAGGATGAGCTCGATAAGATCATCGAGGAGCGTCTCCGGAAAGAATATATTGATCTCGACAAGCAGGAGAAAACGCAGGAGGAGCAGAGCGATGACTTTTATAACGTCTGGAGAAACGTGGACTATGACGACGAAGAAGATGAGGAAGAAGATTGAGACGTTTCTTGAGGAGCTTTATCAGAGCTCCCCGGTGATCAAAAGCAATAAGAAGATCGTTTACTATAACATCCCGGTAGCCTTTGATATAGAGACGACGTCGACGACGGATCGCGAAGGAAATCCGGTCGCGTTTATGTACGAATGGACGTTCGGTATTCTCGGGAGAGTGATTATCGGACGGACGTGGGACGAGCTGCTCGATCTGATCGCTCTGATCGTGACGAAGCTCCGGATCTCCCCGGAGCTCCGTCTCCCGGTTTATGTTCACAATCTTGCTTTTGAGTTTCAATTCCTCAGGAATCGGCTCGAATGGGATAAGATCTTCGCGCTCAGGACGTATAAACCTGTATATGCGATCACGAAGACCGGGATCGAGTTTCGGTGCAGTATGATCCTGTCAGGATATTCGCTCGCGTCGCTCGGTGAGAATCTTGTATCGTATCCTGTCAAGAAGCTGACCGGGGATCTCGATTACAGAAAGATCCGTCACTCCGGGACGCCTTTGACGAAGAAGGAGATCGGTTATTGCGTCAACGACGTTCGCGTCGTGATGAGTTACATCATGGAGCAGATAGAGATGAACGGAAATCTCACGAACATTCCGCTGACAAAAACCGGATACGTCCGGCGATTCTGCAGGAAGGCATGTTTGTACGACAGGAAAGCGAAAAACGCAGATAAATACGTAAAATACCGTAGGATCATGGACTGTATGCAGCTGACTCCGGAGCTTTATAGGATGCTCAAACGAGCGTTTCAGGGAGGATTCACTCACGCTTCCGGACAGTGTACCGGGAAAGTGATCGAGAACGTCGAGAGCTTTGATCTGACGTCCTCTTATCCGGCAGCGATGCTTTCAGAAAAATATCCTATGGGAGCTCCGGAGTACGTCAAGATCCGCAGTTTCAAAGAGTTCAAGCATAGTCTCGATCACTACTGCTGCATCTTTGACGCGCAGATCGTCGGACTGGAGACGCGGATCTGGTATGAGCATCCGTTATCTTCGTCTCATTGTTGGAGGATCGTCGACGGTGTAGAAGATAACGGACGACTGGTATCCGCGGAATCCCTGTATACGACGATGACCGATCAGGACTTTTTCACCTACCTGAAGTATTATAAATGGAAGGAGTTCAAAGTTGGAAAGTTTGTTCGATACGAGCGCGGATATCTTCCGAAGGATTTCATTGAGTCTGTGCTCGATCTCTATCAGGCGAAAACAGAGCTCAAAAATATCCCCGGAGAGGAGATCAACTATCAGCTAAAGAAGGGGATGCTGAACGCGTGTTTCGGAATGGCAGTAACGGATATATGCCGGGACGAGATTACCTATACGGAAGCATGGGGACTCGAGACCGGGAATATGGAGGAGCAGATCAAGAAGTATAACGAATCGAAAAACCGTTTCCTCTCGTACGAATGGGGCATATTCATCACCTCGATCTCGAGACGGAATCTCTTTTCGGCAATTTTCGCATGTAGGGGCGATTATTGCTACTCCGATACAGACTCCGTCAAGATACGGAATCCGGATAAGCATGCGGACTATTTTGCTGCGTACAATGAGCGGATCACGAGAAAAATCGGACGCTGCCTCGACTATTATCATATTGATAAGGAAAGGATGCATCCGAAAAACGCGAAGGGATCGGAGAAGCAGCTCGGCGTCTGGGAGGATGAAGGCTGTTACCGTCGATTCAAAACTCTCGGAGCGAAGAGATACATGACGGAAGATCAGGACGGAAACGTCTCTTTGACCGTTTCAGGACTCAATAAGAGAGACGCAGTCCCTTATCTGCTGCAGGAATACGGCAAGGAAAGGATCTTTGACGTCTTTTCCGATCAGTTGTACATTCCGGCAGAATATGTCAGGATCTCGGACGGAAAGACGGTATCTGCGACAGGGAAAAACACTCACAGATATCTCGACTATGAGTTCTCCGGCGAGATCGTTGATTATCTCGGAAATCCGGGGACGTATCACGAGCTTTCCGCGGTGCATCTGGAAGGAGCTGACTATTCGCTGAAGCTCTCAGACCAGTACGCGGATTATCTGTTAAATTACCAAGATCATTTTTTAATTTAAGGAGGAGAACAATGAAAATCGAAAAGTTAAGACAGGGATCTTTTGAGATCCTGCGGAGGATCAGGAAGGACGAGGACGGCGAAAAGTACGATCTCGAACTTCAAACGGTTAAAGGATGGAAGTCTGCGATCGTCGTAGACGGTATCAGTTATCCGGTCGGTATATATCATCTTCCCGGTTTCCACATATGGGAGATCTGATCATGGCAAAGGAAAAGATCAAGTATTATTCACTGAAGAATATTCTCGAGAAGAATGCCAGGTATAACCTTATTTTCGGCGAGCGATCGAACGGAAAAACGTACTCGGTACTTGAATACGGAATCCGTCAGTACGTCGAGAAGCGCAAGCAGATGGCGATCGTCAGACGGTACGATCTCGACTTTCAAGGCAAGCGCGGAGCGACTATGTTCGATAATCTCGCCAGTCAGGGGAAGATCATCGAGATGACCGGAGGACAGTGGAGCTCTGTGACTTACTATTCCGGCAGATGGTATCTGTCCCGGAGAGACGAGGAGCTCGGAAAGAACGTCCTCGACGAGACGCCTCTCGCATACGCCTTCTCTCTGGCGTCTATGGAGCACGACAAAAGCACAAGCTATCCGAACGTGACGACAGTCCTCTTTGATGAGTTCATCGCGTCCGGAGTCTATTTGATGGATGAGTTCATCACGTTCATGCACGTGCTCTCGACGATCATCAGAGACAGGGACGACGTCATCATCTTCATGCTCGGGAATACGAGGAGAGGCGCGAAACATGATTCTCTGTACTTCCGGGAGATGGGGATCACGAACGTGAAGAAGATGCAGAAGGGGGATATAGACGTTTATCACTATGGCGAAAGCAAGCTCGTCGTCGCAGTGGAGTTCGCTGATTCTCCGAACAAAGGGAAGCCTTCAGACGTTTACTTCGCATTCAATAATCCTCGTCTGCAGATGATCACGACAGGATCATGGGAGCTTGACATTTATCCGCATAAACCTGTCGACTTCGATCCGAAAGACATCCGCTTCATATTCTTTATTAAGTACGACGGAGAGATCCTGCAGAGCGAGATCGTCCGGAAGGATCGCATGACGTTCCTCTTCATTCATCGGAAGACCGGGGAGATCAGGGATCCGGACAAGGCTCTGATCTACTCTCCGGACTACGATCCGAGACCGAACTGGAGACGGAATATAAAGAAACCGATGACTCCCGCGGAGAAGAAGATCACGTACTTCTTCGCTGCTGAGAAAGTCTATTTTCAGGACAATGAGATCGGAGAGCTCATGAACTCTTATCTCCTATGGTGCGGAAACGCCGGAAGAGTATAAAAGAAAAGGGACGCCTGTGGCGTCCCTTTTCTGATCCGCGTCTCCGGTCAGACCGGAGACGCGGATGCGTCATACCCTGCTTCCCGGAGCAGGGAGACGATCGGAAATCCGATCGAGGAGATGATCGAGACGATCCCTTCAAGTTCCATATTACTTCCTCCTTAGGTGATAGAATGTAGAGTCGCTATCCGTGACAAAACCGAATTTCCGAGAGTGTCCATGATCAGGCATCTATATTGATATCCGTCTTTTGTCGACGTGTCGGTCACGGTTATTTCCGTGGAGAGAGATCCGGAATCCGTTGCTGCTCTCCATGCGCCTGCCAGCGTCGTCCGGACAAGCCACTGATAAGTCAAATAGTCGGGACTTGTCGCTGCGACCGTGAAATATGCGTTCGCGTTATCCCGGACAGTCGTGTCCTGAGGCTGCGATGTTATCACGATCGTCGGGACTTCGGAAGCTCCTCCGGCGATCGAAAGAACAAGCGTCTGCTGTCCGAATCCTGCCGGGAAAGTATGCGTATATATCTCACTGTCCTGATACGTCTTCAGGCTTCCGTCATTGAGATGCAGATTCCAGTCGTTCTCGCTTTTTGCGATGATCGCTGTGTTTTCGAGAAGCTGCTCCGCATACGTCGATAAGACGTCGACGTGACCGGAGATCTCGATCACGCCAGTCCGGATAGATCTGATCCCTGTGATGAAGTAAGATCTCCCGAAGCTCGCGATCGTCATATAATTGACGTCTTTCAGATCCGCGATATCGCCTGCCATCAAAATGACAGGATCGATCAGAGAGCATTCTGCTCGAAGCTCTCCGGTAGCTGTCTGCACGTCGGTAAGATCTTTTATGACCCGATTTTTCTCGCTCGCGCTGCGCTGCAATTTAATGGAAAAACTCATCCGTATATCGCTCCTTCTTTTATGATAGATTCGAGCTCATCGAGCTCTGCTGACGTTGCCGGAACTCCTTCAAAATGTATATCGCTCACGACGTTGAATCCGGTTAAATCAGAAAGCGTCATCGTCACATAACTCGGATATCCGATGAATTTATTCTGATTTTCCGGAATACACTGCCTCGGGCGAGTGATTATCAGATAAGGAGTCTGGATCGCAAGCTGACCGGACATTCCGCTGACCGCTCCGCTTTTTTCGACTGCCGGCTTCAGAGCTGACGAGTTCGTCGCCGTGGACGCGATCGAAGTCAAGCCCATCGGAGCAGTCGCTCCGGACGTGGCGACCATCGTCCCGATCGCTGACGCTATGGAGATCGCCGATCTGACCATATCGGAAAACTGATTCGCTGTGATGGGGATCTGTGCTGCACAGTTTCCGGCAAACTGATACAGGACGTTATCTCCGCATTTTACGGAGGCGACGCAAGATCCTGAAAGAATGTCAACGAGAAACTTAACTGCTATGTCTTTTCCGGTGACTTCATCTGCCATGATCGGATGCGTACCGCAGTAAGGCAGATAAAGCTCGAAACGTGTATACGGATCACTGTCAAGATATGCGTCCCAGAATTTATCAATATGGATCGATCCGCAGTCTATCTCGACATACTGATCGGTCGTATATTGCATATCGATATCCGTGTCGATCAGACCGACAACGACGCTCTTCGTGCCTGACGACTCGATCTCAAACGGCAGCATGTTCAGACCGAGGATCAGATCCATCGGATCGGCGACGAGCTTCTTCCAGAAGTCGATCGTAGTGGCGTCGGAATTCCATAGATACCGAGATAAGCTCGTAAGCTCCTGAAGCGTCGGAATGTAGATGGTCAGAAATCCGGTGTCGACTGCCGATATGGTCGGCTTCGACGGAAAATCGATACCGTCGCTCTCGTCTTCGAATGTTCCTTCGCCGCCTCCGGGCTCGGATGTGCCGCCTGCGTTATAGGGATCGGTGGGCGGAGGCACAAGCGGTGAAATATTGTTGAGCCAGTTAGCATGTGCCTGTGTGATCGTAACGCTCTGAGCGTATAAATTATAATATGACGAATAAGGGTCACCTGCTATCGCGGATATGATTATTGCTTGACATACTCGTACCGTTGACGGTGCTACCGTACCATCAAAATTATCAATGGCAAACGCTACTGTGTTTGCCGCGTCGCCTGCTCCGGTCAATGGTAATGTTAGATTTAAGTTTACACCGTTTTCGTCATATAATATATACGATTCACCTTGCGTCCCTGAGGCAAAGCATCGTTTTCCGGCAGGAATTGTTCTGCTACTAACGGCAAACGAATTGTTGGCAGCCACCAGTTTGAGTTTTGCCGCGACTCCCGTATTATTAACTAAATTCGGTACAGCTAAGGGAAACACTATTTGAACATTTGATAATGCCCCCATATTTTCATCTTTGACCATAGCCAAACCGCTAAGATTCACTCGTTCTGATATATGCGAATCAATATATCCGTTCATTTGAGTTACGCCGTTATATGATTGATTTTGCGAAAAATTACTTGTTTTATCCACTATGGATAATTCAAACGCCCGAACATATTGTAAATTTTCAAGTGTGTCCGGATCGCAATAATACACTTGAAATCCTTTATATGCGATCGCCATATGTTTTCCTCCTTATAATAAAATAGGGGGAGACGTTACCGCCTCCCCTTTGACCGCCTCAGGCGATGAAAAATACGACGTAATTCTCGTCGAAATCGTTGAGATACTGGCAGTCTGCCTTGTGCCAGTAGTTGAAGAACTCCGCTCTCGGATTATATCCGGTCGTGGTGCGCTTGTTGTCGTTGCAGATCATTGCAGCTTCCTCGTCCATCATGACTCCGAGGATACCGCCTGCCTCGACGGAATGCCCCTCCGTAGTGACGACATTGATCTTCGAGATCGCGCTGAAGGCGAAGTCCGTGCCTGATCCCTGCCAGTAAGGAACAGTCTCAGCTTTCGGAAGAGTGAGCTCTTCGTCCTTGAACTGTCCGACGCCGTTGTACAGATAAACGGCAGCAGCGGATTCGAACGCGTCGAGAAGATACGTTCTGAGTCTGGACGCCGGTGTGAACTTGTCCGTGCCTCCGATGTTAAAGAGCTTGCTCCATGATCTGAGTTTGCCTGCATACTGTCTCATCTGAAGCGATGCGAAACGGATGAATGCAGGATCGTAAAGAGCCTGCGCTGCAGTGATCGCCGATCCGGTATTCGCTTCATTGTTGTACTTGTAAAGCAGATTGACCGCCTTCACTCCGGACTTGCTCGAAAGAGCTGCTCCGGCATAGTCGGCATAGATCGTCTCCGCGGTGAAGTTGTTAAGAGTTCTCATCGCGAGATTCTCGGTCGCCTTGTTGAGGACGTTGAGGATCATCCGCTCGATCATCTCGACGAAAGCGTTAAGCTGCTCCGCGTTCTGGAAGCTCCCTCTGATCTGCAGCTCGGTGAGCGAGATCGGGATCTGGAACGTGGTGCGCTTATTGAAAAACTTCTCGTGAGTCTCCGCAGGAGAAAAGATGTTCGGATCATAAGAAGCTCCGGGAGTCAGAGACCAAGTCTCATTTTCCTCAGCGTCCTTCGGTACGACGCGGATCTTCCTCGCGATGCTGCCGTACGTCCATGCGTCTTTTCTCATCGAAGGGACTCTGCCTTCATAAGGACGATTGACGAATATGTTGCGTCCGATCACGTTCGTGATGGATCTGCCGTAGTTGTCGACTGCTCCTGCGTCAAAAACCGCAGTCCCCGCGTCGACGAGATCTCCGAGATCTTCAGCGACTATCGCCTCGACTCCGGTGGTCTCCTTCAGTGCCTCATTAACGAGACCTGCCAGCTGTTTTACTTCCATTGATATACCTCCTTACATGGTGACTACATCAGACGATGAGATGTGTATTGTGACCGAGAAGAAGCTGAGAAAGACGGAAGTCGAGCTCTCTTCTCCTCCGAATGCGACGATAGGCGTGAACGCCTGCGTCGAGTTAACAATGTTGCAAAGAACGATAGGCTTCTCTGCCTTGACCGCCGCTTTGACTTTTGCGTAAAGACCGTCCACAGTACCGAGCTCTCCGAGATCGAGTCCTGCACAGTCCACGAGGATGTATCCTCCGTTCATAGTGTTTTCCTCCTTATATGGAAAATTAAGAATATACACGCAGAGTCAGGACTCTGTCGATGTCGTGATAAATGGTGTCCCAGATGCTCCATATCCAGAGCTCGCGCTCAGACCGAACCATCTGCTGAGTGGTCAACGTCCCGATATTGCCTGACCGGGAAAGAACGTGCTGCTTCGACGCGCTCTCGCCTTCGTCGCGGATCGTCTGACCGTTTCGTCCTTCGGTCTCTGTTCCGGTATCAGTTCCGATCCCTGTTCCTCCGGTCGAGCTTGAAGAGTCATTTGACGGTACGCTGCCGGACGAATCGAATCCGAAGATCCCCGAATCTCCTTTGCTCGCCGACGCCTGAGAGCTCGACGTGTTCAGAGCGGAAACTCTTTGATATGTGTCTGACTGCGTATCGCTTCCATGCTTCGACGCAGCTTCCGCGTCCATGCTCGTCTCGGTCATGTCATAGTTCGAGATCGGATCATATTCGAGATCGAGAGTCGCGAATAGTCGTGTCCATGACTCGCCGTATCTGAGCCAGATCACCGAAGCGAGCTTCTGAGCGTTCGCTGCGCTCAGATCTCCTTCTTCATCGAGAAGCTTCCGAACGATCGGAGAGACTGTCTTGTCTCCGGATCTCGCGACGTAGGAGACGTCCATGATCTCGTCGTAAGTTCCCCACGGCATGTCCGGAGTAAGAGCATCGAGATAATAGAAGATACCTTTTCCCGAATCCCAGTCCGGGAAGATATCAGTTATCGTTTTTCTGATCATCTGTTCCTCCTTCTTCCGTTTCTCCGGGATCGCTCTCCGGAGATCCTTCTTCAGACTCGCTCTCGATCAGATCGAGCTTCGCATCTCTTTCCTCTCTCGTATATGCCCAAGCAGAAGAGAGACGGACGGATACATTCCATCCGAAAAGCTTATTGATCTGCTCGACGCCTTTTTGCCTGCATCGCAGCATGTCATCGACGAAGGGAAGCAGAGCATCCGAGTTCAGACCTGCCTCCGCGGAATTGATCGCTTCTCTCTTCATGTTGTAATTCGCATCGACTCCGAGATCATGCCACTTAGAAGCCTTCAGATATTGCTCGTACTCAATGAAGGACGTGATCGCTCTCGCGTACGTTTCGGATGCGTACGGTGCGACTTTGATCTTTTCGAAGAAGTCCGCGTCATTGATTATGTCGAGCTTTCCGTCGATGAGTCTCTGAATGAACGCTCTCGCGGACTCTCTGGTGACGTCATCGTCCGCGCAGAAGATCGCTGCTGCTCTGCAGTTTATGTCAATCATCTGCATGGTGATCGCGTTCTCGACAAGGAGAGAATTGTACCGGGAGATGATCGGCATGATCCCCATATACGCGGAATCATTCGCGATCACGACGCAGTCTCCGTCGTACTGCTGCTCTCCTGCCGTCTCCGGAGCGTCTTCGTATATCCTGTAGTTATACGACTTCTTCAGAGTCGGATTCGCGACGACGTACATGCTCGGCATATGATTCCGTCTCGGTGCTCCTCCGAACGCTCCGTCGAATGCCCATACAAGTCCTCCGTCGATCTCGTCCGTCTTCGCGATCCCTATATGACCTATGGTCAGCAGAGGAAGCTCGACATCTCTCTGAGTGATCTGTTCCGGAAGTCCGTCGTACTCGAACATAGTCAGGAAGCGATCGAGATCTGTCTTCACGTACGAAAGGAACGAAACGTCCTTCCGAGTGACGTCAAAGGGAACGATCGGAACTCTGATCCCGGGAATCCCCACATATGGGATCTGATCTTTTCGTGCCATTCAGATCACCTCGTCTGCAGGATCACGGACGACACGGTGCTCATATCGAGTCCTGTCAGGATCGTCGTGATCTCCGTCATGGTCGTATACTTATTACGTGAGATACTACCATCAAGATAAAATATAGTAAGATACAAAACTATCACCTCCGTGAAGTATTATACCACACGCACACAAATGACGTCAAGATTGTTTCGCTTTCTAACTATTGTACCACGTGTGGTATAATCGTTTGCATACTAACAGAAATTTAACGGAAGGGGTGGAGACGAGAGGGGGGGGGACTCT